TTAACAGATTTCTCTGTTAGATAACGAAGCCAGATATTAGTACAGAAATCCTGAAAGTGAACATCATCTTCTAAACGATAATGTCCATTAGTAAGCTGTTCTGTCATTTAGTTTTTCTCCATGAGCTGACACCATAAACTATTATTTGTTTTTTTGTCAATAATAATTGTAAAAAAAAGCCACCCTTTCGAGTGGCTTCTTTTTGTTTTTGCTTGTTAGATATCGCCTTGTAATTTTTCTATCAATTTATTTCTAGCAATTCTTTTACCATTGAAAAGACACTGCTTAGTATATTTATCACGATTATATTTAGCTGTGGCATTTGCTGAATGTATTAACTTGACACCAACAAGACCTACACTTGTTTTCTTTTCAAGCTTAATTTCCCAATTTGACCAAACTTCCATAATAGGCTCACCTACATAATGTGTGATTTTTCTCATTTCAGTTTTGTAAAAATCCTCAAGAGCATCTTTTTCCAAATCTTCTATGATCTGTTCTGCATCAGCAACATTGATTAATTCTTTACCATGTACTTCTTGAATAAGTTTTTGCAAAGACTCAATGTGTTGTATCGCATTAGCAATACCAGCTTCTATTGCTTTAATAAAATGATTTTGTAATTTTGCAAAGACTTCATCAAAAGTTAGAAATCTTCTATAAGTACTTCTTTCATCTCTACATTGTTGTATATGCTTTTTGAGATTCTCTTCTGTATATTCAAAACATTTATAACTTTTATTTCCAATATGTGAAGTGTCAAAAGGCACAATTTTAACAGCAAGATAATGCAAAGAATAATGAGAAAAAGTTTTTTTACCCTCAATAGCTTCTTGCAATAAAACTTTCTGTCCATCTATCCATTCAGATATTTCAATAATAGTTGCTTCAGTAAAAGACTTATCAACCTCTAAAGGCTGTCTGTCTGATCCTGTGCAAACACCATCAAAGTAACCAAAATCAACTGTATAGCCATGTTTGGATAATAAGTTGTTTGCAGTATCAACCGCTTGAACTCTACCACAAGCTTGGCAGTGTCCTCTATGTGTGTGTGTTGTTTTCATAATTTTCTCCTTTTTTATTAAAATTATATTGTAAATATATCAAATGCACAGATAATTACAACTATTGTTTATTAAATAAATTTAAAATAATTGTTGTATTTTTTTTGATAATAGTTTTAAATGACACTTGTAATTATCAATAAAGGAGAAAATTATGTTTAGAAATTACGAAGATAAAAAAACCACTGCTAATAAGTTAGCAAAAGAAACTATTCAAATTAGCGTTGGTTTATGGCTTGAGCATATATTTGGCTCAGGTCTATTAAATAAAGATGCTGATGGCAACTACTATGAAGATTGGGATAACTTAGATAATGAACTTATCAAAGATATGTTTCATTGGATTAGTATAGAAGATGAGCAATTGGAAGCCATGACCAAAAAAGAAAAAAAAGAATTTGTTAAGGCTATGGAAAAGCAGATTCATAGAATTGATAAATTTTTAGGGAGAAAATTATGAAAAATATAGGTCAAATATATGAAGGTCGTTCAGGTGTATATTTATTATCAAAGCCATCTATATCTTTTGAAGAAAAGTGGCACGTACTCTATAACGAGATATATACATTAGAGTCAGAATATAAATTCTTAAAATCATTCCAATTTAAATCAGAAGCATTAAATTTTATTGAAGAGAGCGAACAAAAGTATATCAACAGTAAAAAATATGCTGACATTCTTTTAGAATCAGGTCTAATCAGTCAAACAGAATATTTACAAAGGAGAAAATAATGAAACATTACGAAGAAAGAAAATATAAAGGTCACACAATTTGTATAGAATTTTATGGCAAAACTTACACATCAAAAGATGGCAGAAAATATTTTGTTAAAGATAAAAATGGCAAAGCAATTTCTAAGTTTGGCAAATCTGTTTATAAAACTTTAGAAGAAGCAAAGTATAGGATTGATTCAAATATTTTATATGGAGAAAACAATGAAAGCATTAATAGTTAAATGGCAAGACACCAACAAATATGTCTTACACGTTAAGTCCAACAATGATCTATTGCTGGAAAGAAAAAAACAACAACATGACCATTTACATCCTAAGATTGTATCTTGGGATGAATGGGAACTAATTGAAAGGTGTCAATGATGAAATTCTATATAGTTGGAGATGTAGCAAGAAAAAAGGTAACTGTTTTTATACATAAATCAAATGCAGAAGAGTTTTATAAAAAAGAAGATTGTGATGATTTTGTAGAACAAAGTTTACCAATTACTAAATATGGTATTACAAAAGCTATAGAGTTTGGTTCTTTTATAAGCAATGGATTTCAAATAAAACCTGCTGATAGAAAAATTTATCCAAATGAGCATACAGATGAAATATAAAGTACAAGACAACTGCATTGAAGGTTATCAAGGCAATGTCTTGGTGTCTACGTTATACATTGCCGACCCTGTATCAAGGGCAAAATATATTTTACAATTACACAACTCAGGAGAACTATATGAAAGACTATAAAAATTGGATAATACTATTTTTGTTATCACTACTAATTGCTATCGTTTCAAACTTAGAAATCTATTTAGTATGAGCCATCCTGTTAATGACGAAATACTTGACCGCCTAAGAGAAGAAGGTGAAGCATTGGGATATACAGGAGAAGTATTAGAAAAATATATATGGATGAAGTTCCATCAACTACCAGAAGGAGAATAATGAAAGAAGATCATAAAATGAAAAACTCTTGGGAAGCCATGAGCAAGGCAAGGACAGCTAAATATCAAGCGTATAAAAAAGATGTCATGCCAATAATTAAAGAGATACAAGCATCAGGTGTTAAATCTTTACAAGGTATTGCTGATGCTTTATCGGATAGAGAAATCAAAACTAGATATGGCAAAGATATTTGGTATCCATCACAAGTAAAGAATTTATTAGAACGATGAAAAATAAATTAAGACTGCGACTTAATATGTCGCACGATTCTGTTTACATCGACTTCAATGATTTTAGATGTGTTTTTCAAGAACATGGCATTACTTGTGTTTATCTGGTTGGCAAAGCAGAACCTATACAATGTCGTGATTCTGTTGATGAAATTACCGATCAAGTTTTTAAACATTATGGATAAAGTCAAAAGAACTTTTAGTAATGCAGTCAGGCAACCTTATCAGGAAGCTATTGGTACAGTCTTAAAGATCATCGACTATCACAACAAACAAGCCAGAGAAGATTTCGCTAATACTCAGTTTCATAGCAAACAAGCTATGGCATTAAAGTTATGGATGATAGACATGAAAGAATTTATCATTAAGCATGAGAAGAAAGCCATACAAAAAAGCCAAGAAGAAAAAAGGCGAGAAGCAGTTTTATCAAGCATTAATGAAAATGTACAAACAAAATAAAAAAGGAGAAGAAGATGAAAAGAAAACCAAAGAGCCTAACAAAACAGGTAGCAGGTAATCATTATAAGAATTTAGGCATAGAACCAATAGAATATATCTTGGCTAATGAACTGTCTTATTGTTGTGGCAATGCGGTCAAATACATTACTAGAGATAAAGACGATAGAATCAACGACCTTAAAAAAGCAATACATTATTTAGAAATGGAAATTGAATTGGTTCACAACAAAAGGAGATAAATATGAAAACCAAGATTAAATATTCTGGAAAGCTAACAGAAAAAACTTTGAACAGAATTAGAAAAGATTTAAAAAGGAGAAATAAAATATGAAAACACAAAAGATAGATCATACACCTGAAGCTGTTGGAAAACTTACTGAAGATTTTCAACTGAGTTGCTCGATAGCTGATGCGGTTATAACAGGAAACAATCCTTACCAAACTAGGAATCAAGTTTTGGAAAATTGTCATAAGGCTATGAATGGCGAAGATATATCTATACCTACTAATAATTATATGGAAGTAGGTAATGTCTTGGAAAAACCTATAGCTGAATTAGCGTGTAAAAGGATTGGCTTACTTGATGCAGAATTAGTTATTACCGAAGCTGTAAGACATAAGAAAGTTACTATCAATGGTTCAATAGATGCGATTGGTGTTGCTGATAATCTATTTATTACCAAAGATGTAGAGAAAGGTTTTTATTGTCCTGAACTTGAAGATGGTGAAGGATTTAAAATCAATGGTAAAGGAATTATAGAGATAAAGACAACAAATGCACCTTTGAGTGAAACCTTGCCTACTTATCGTGGTGTAACTCAAGTTAAATGTTTGATGGCAATAACAGAATTTTCATGGAGTGTCGTTTGTGTTTTAAATGGTTCTGATCTAAGAATGTATTTCTATCAGCGTAATCAACAATGGGAGAAAGATGTGCTTGAGCCTACAGTCATAGACTTTAACAATAGGATTGCTCATTGTGATTGGTATGATCCTTTTGATACCAAAGAAGCTGGATATATCACACCGCAAGACAATGGCGAATCTACTGAACTAACAAAGCAAGACCAAGTACAGATAGATAATATTGTGGCTTGGGAAGCACAAATAAAGAATCTAAAGGACACTCCATGAAAATT